CATGCCATAATTAAAAAATCTGCCTCAGGATTGTTCTTGTATGGAGTATATCTATCATAAGAACCTGGCTTGAACATACTTCCTCCACCATATTGGAAAATAATATTATCCGTTACGGTTGGAAATGATTTCATTTTCTGTGTATAATCTTCAGCGTTTTTCTGTAGTTCTTCAGGTGAAGGTGCTCCAACCGACTTCATCCAAGATTTGATATTATTCAAAATAGACATTAGAGATGGTTGTGAATCCATAACTAACATCTCCAAGAAACCAGGTTTGTTCTTGAACGCTAATAATAGTTTATTAATTACTAACCCCAACAACATCTTATTTCCTTGAAGAGAAGTTTCTCTATCGAATCGGTAAAGATAATTGACTACGTCTTCGGGACTTAAGTTTTGTCTTGCGAAATCTGCTGAGTCAACTGTATTAATTAACAATATATCTAATGAAGGAAAAAGTTCTTTTGGTGAAACGACCTGTGATATTGTTGCAACATTAGATCGAGATTGTCGGAATGATGTAGATTTTGTATCCTCAGCGCCAGCCTGTCTATCATGATGGTCTGTGTGAATAACGAACATTGGTTTTCCATGTGCAAAGTCAACAAGTACTGGCATGGTATCTCCCATTGCGTCATTCTTTTTTACTGCGAATTCTTTGTCCCCATATTGAATGACGTGAGCATCAACAACATCAATACCATTATTCTCAAGGTAATTTTTCATTGCAATTGCAGTAGTTACACCATCTAAATCTTGATGGAAATAAATTTCTGCTTTGGGATATCGTTTACTTAATTCTTTAATATCCCGAATACCACTTTCCTTTAATATTTTCTTCATTAATTAATGTTTGAGAGTTAATAAGTATTTTGATTTGTTTACTAATAACAACATTTCATCCCTAATATTTAACAAATCAGTATCATATCTTGAATCAAGTTGGTCCGAAAACCCAACCAAAAACTCTGTGATACCATCTAAAAAATTTTGTATACTCAGTGAATTTATATCTTGAAACATTAAAGCAAATTCGGGTTCAAACTCGGGTCTTCCATATTTACCCATCATTGCCTCAGTGAAGTCATCTATCAAATCTCCGAGTCCGTCATATATTTTTCCATAAGTTTTATGTTTAGCATACCCAAATGTTTGCCAATGTAGAAACTTCCATTGAAGTTGTATTTGCACTAATTTTTTTATAAATTCTTCCGTCATAGTGATAAATATACAAAAACAAAAAAAAAAGGTCGTATAGACCTTTTTAAGTTTTGGATTCAAAATCAAGAACCCCTTGTTTTTTTTGATTAATAAAATGTTGTACCCTTTTTGTCGCCACTTCACAATAATTAGGACTAATCTCGATTCCAATCCATCTTCTTTCAAGAATTTCTGCGGCAACCAAACTAGTTCCGCTTCCAGCGAACGGATCCATAACAACATCATTCTTATAGGTTAGAATTTTTATCGCTTTGGAGGGAATATCCATTGAAAATGTCGCCTTTGTCTGTTGTTTAGTGTCCGCGAAGTATTCCCACTGACCGTAAACCAAACTCATAAATTCTTTCTTATCTTCATCTTTGTATACAGTCTTCTTCTTTGTACTACCATCTTCTTGTTCAACATCAACAATCTCAAATCCCCATTGTGTCTCACCTTTAACTTTCTTGATTCTATTTTTCTTATAAGCAAGGATTACACATTCCTTTGGATTGTAAATGTATGGTGATGAGGGAGACATCCAAGAACCCCAAGCGGTGGTCTTACTTCTGTGAGGAGAATCTTCGTCAAGGTCAACAAGACCATAGAATTGGAATCCAACCTTTTTCATAACGGACCAAAATTCAGACATAAAAAGAACTCTACCTCCTCTATCTTGTACGTTGATTTCATACGGTATGTTGATAGCAATTCTTCCATCATCTTTCAATACACGAAATGATTGTGTCAACCATTGCTTAGTGAATTCCCAATAGTCTTCCATACTCTGATTATCATCATGAGTATCATAATCAATACCTACGTTATATGGTGGAGATGTAACAATCAAGTCAATCGTTGATTCAGGTAATTTACCTATCTCAACAACACAGTCGCCATTTATAATCCTATTTGTTTCTAACATCGTAATTTACCTTCGTTTCTTAATTGTTCTCTAATTTTGGTTGCAGAAATATCACTAACTTCTTGAGGTGGAATATGTTCTATAATATCGTATCCAACTCCTCTACCAAAATTAACTGACTCGATATCAGGAATAATGATAACTTTAACTCTACCCTCCTGAATTAAGTCTAAAAGTCCTCCAGTGATTCTATTCTCAACCTCTTGTGAAGTATAAGGATTTTTATCGTCAGGTTCAATATCTCTAATGCAAATTAAAACATTTTTACCTTCATCAAGACACTGATTCATTAACCATTTGTGCCCATCATGAAATGGTTGAAATCGTCCCACCAACATAGAATACTGTTTACCACCAGTATTTTTTAACTTGGGGTCTCCCTCAACGTGAATCTTTTTCATATTTGTTTTTAATTTGGTTTTATAAACTCTAAAATTATATTTGCAGAATCATTAATTGAAACATTCGTTGTATCAATATCTATATAATTTTCTGTCGGTGGTTCATAGTCTTGTACGAAGAAACTTTCTCTGCCACGTATTTCTGTTGTATGAACATAAACTTCAATAAGATTATTACCCATCTTTGATTTGAACTTATCTCTTTGGTCTTTATATGGAGATACCAAGGAAACAAATAGGTGTCTCCCTTTGTTATGAAGATATTCTGAGATTTGTTGTGCAAGTTCAATATTCTTTCTACGCCCAACTTCAGAGTAATCCTTATTATCAAATAAATCCCTTAAATCATCTCCATCAATATGGAATACATCCGAACCCATGTTTAACATCATTCGTTTACATAGGGTTGTCTTACCTGATCCAGGTTGTCCTGTTAACCAAATTATCATTTTTCCAAATTTTTGATTTTACGGTCTAAATAAAATGCTGCTTTCTTCAGGTCTTCAAGTTCTTTGGTTTGGTCTTTTTTACCCGCCCTTGCAACGTATTTAACTACGTTGAATAGGTAAGCGTCTTTTTCAAGTTCCCAAGCTTCACATACTTTAATAACCTCGTACGTATTGTCCTCACCACCATAATGGTTAGGATGATTTACCATTTCTTTACTCATTGTTTTTACCCCACTTTTTTCCGATGTAATCATTGTATCTATCATATTTTCTTGGACTATATAAAATCCAAACAAAATAGATATCAATGAACCATTCTATCTTTTTGAGTACTTTTTTAATTTTTTCCAAAATATTGTTCAATAGTTTCAAGTCGTTCATCAGCATCTGCCAGCATACGGAGAGCTTCTTCAGCATTCTCATAAAAGTCTTTTGTTGAATGGTCACCAATACCTACACCAGTATTACCCAACAAATCCAAGGTTAATAACGCCTTTGCTTTATCTGCCTCCGCTGAGGTCTTTAACATTTTGATTAGATTTTTATTCATAACTTTCATTTTTATTTAATTATATCCAATATTTCTTTATCAGTTTTTCCCTCCATGTGCATGTTGAAAATGAGAGAACAAGTATCATTCTCAAAATACAACATATCACTTTTTCCGTAGTATTCTTTCAATCTTCCTTCTTTTAGGGCAGAGATACACTGTTCAAGTTTTACCCATCTCTTGTTAACGCTCATTTTGAAAATATAATAATTTTAATTTGTAGAATCAAAGTTATTTATTTTTTCGAAATTTACAACTTGAAAAATATAAGACATGACTTTTCTTTTGATGATGGGTACCATCGTTTCCTCGAATGGAAAATTCTGTAAACATTTGATTTCGAATATCGGCAAGGACTTATAAAATTCGGTTTGATTCCATTTTGAATTTGAATCAATAATTTCAGTAAGTGTTCGTTCATCAACTCCACCCTCAGATATCAAACTCAAATGTGTTCTGTTTGTGGACTTATCTTTTTTGTCAGACTTAATTTCATACTCCCACACATACATTTTTTCTTCGGATTT